TGGTTCGGAAGTCATTGAATAGTTCAAATAAGGTCTTGACTTTTTCTTTCAAGATGTCAATCTCGGAATGCATCTTGGCCAGTACGATGACAAGCGTGATGAAAGAGAGACCAACAGGCCATAGAGTGCCTATGTAATCAAGAAGTTCCATGAGTTGATCTTAGCATAACACGGCTGATTCTCAGAAATTTTACGGGGGTATGGGTACCCTAAAAATAAAACAAAGGGGGGGTGTTTCCAGAATGATGGGGTGTATCGTTGTGAAACACTAAGTCTGTTTTCTGGGAATTTTTCTTGGGTGGGTATATTACAGAAAAGAACAGGGCCAATTTTTTCTCCCCCCCAGTCCCACTGCGAATGCAACTAAGAATCATTCGCATCCAGGTGGTAAAGCATCGCCCGGACACCATGTGGCATCCGGGCTTTGCCTAGTGGATTAGCCGAAGGCCTTCGGCGGCTGCTTCACTGCAACCTTGGGAACGTCCGGCTTCCTTTCCGTAACCCTGCGAAGGGTTAGGGTTTTGCGATAGGCGTTAAACACCGCCTCAACATCCGCATCTTTAGGAAGGCCTTTGATTGTCACGTTAGGCTGGCATGCGCCAATGTTAAGCCAATGGCCGGCGACGATGTTGCCAGCGGGCTGCAGGGCGTTCCCGACAGTGAAGGCATCCAGAGGGATCGAGATGACGATATCGACTTTCTTAGTCATGGGCGTTTGCTCCAATGATGTCGCTGCTTGATTGCGGCTAACGGGGACATTCAACCCTGGTGCTGTGGCGAAAATAAGGCAACAAGGGATTTTTTTTGTTTACCTTTTGTTCCTCTAGGTTTGTTCCCGGTTTGTTCTCTTAGGTTTGTTCCCGGTTTGTTCTCGGTTTGTTTTCTTAGGTTTGTTCCCGGTTTGTTCTCGGTTTGTTTTCTTAGGTTTGTTCCCGGTTTGTTCTCGGTTTGTTCTCTTAGGTTTGTTCCCGGTTTGTTCTCTTTATATGACTCTGAACATGAACATGACTCTGAACATGAACATGACTTTGAACAAACCGGGAACAAACCGGGAACAAACCGTGAACAAACCGTGAACAAACCAAGAGAACAAAAGGTGAACACTCATATGAGAACAAACCGTGAACAAACCATGAATAAACTAAAAGAACAAACCGTGAACAAACCGGGAACACACATAAGAGAACAAAGAATGATCATGGATATGGGAACAAACCATGAATAAACATTGTTCTTGACTGTGATTATTATGCAACACTAGGTTATATCATTGTTTATTTCATTGGTCTGCCGGGAGGCCGCCGGGAGGCCGCCGAAAAATTTGTTTGACCGTGGCAAAAAGGCCACACCGGGGCGAAAAAACGCAGCGTTTTCCGGGGGTTAGCTTGGGGAAAAAAACCTGTTGACCGCCGGGTTCGGGTCGTGGGATAAATTCGGCTCAGGAAATCCGGCGATTTCCGATAGATCGTCACACGTATAATGGAGGATTAAATGACAAAGCTCAGTGTCCTTAAGGCTTCTGTAGGTTCTGATCTAGGCCGGCCAAGCAAGATGCCGGGTTATGCATGGGGTATCAGTGCAAAGCTTTGTAAGACTGGGTCTAAACTAGCTAAAATAAAGGGTTCTGTATGCCACAAGTGCTATGCACTTCGTGGAAACTATCTCTATCAATCCGTGGTAACGTCCCATAAAAACCGGATCGATGGTTATGACCGGGATAACATTGGATGGCGCAACGCTATGATTGAGTTAATCCGGAAGCGTATTCCTGAAAGTGCCGAAGAGGATGATAAATATTTCAGGATATTTGACAGCGGTGATCTTCAGTCGGAAGCCATGCTTCGGGATTGGATCTGGATTGCTGAGCAATTGCCGGACATTAAGTTCTGGCTTCCGACTAAAGAATATGCCCTGATCGATGGTTTCACTGGAGCATTTCCAGACAACCTTGTCATCAGGGTTTCATCGCCCAAGGTCGACCAGAAACCGTTGAAAGCCTATCAATTCACAAGCACAGTTCACGACAAAGAAGAGCCACATGGTTTTGTCTGCCGTGCTTACGAAAGAGATGGCAAGTGTGGTGATTGCCGGGCCTGCTGGTCTCGGCTTGTATCCAATGTTTCGTATCCCAAGCACTAACTAAGCAGGAGTAATCAAATGATAAACTACGTAGAAATGGACGGTGTTCTGGTTATCTCGTTTGACAATGGTAAATCCTATTATGTCAAATGTGACAATGACGAGATATACGAAACAGACAACTTTGACGATGCCATGCAAATGGCCGAAATCATTTCCTTCAACAATCATGCAGAAAACTGGAGCGAGTAAGATGAATATTCGTGTGGAAAACTGGGATGGTCTTAGCTATAAGGTCGGGACCATTACAAACGTCAGTGTGTCTGACATGGTAGCTTTATTGGGGCCATCTAATTATGTAGATGACATTGACAAGGTCAGTCATTCATGGCGCTTTTATATTGATCAGGAGCCAATCAATGTATGGGATTGGAAAGGTTCCTGCTTCATGGATCGCTGGTCGTTCTATGGTCATCCCGCAACAATTGCCAAGCTTTTTGGAGAAGAAAATGTCAAAGTGTGAGAGGAATACCAAGACGTGCCCTCTGGAATATACGTTCTACATGGGAGGTAATGAGCATTATCATTGCCACCAATGTAATCAAGAGGTAATCATTGAATCCTCCCGATATGAATCTTATACACCAACCCATCGTCTCATCGAACGCTTCGGAGAATAATCCAATGTCCAATATCGACCTTAACTTCACCCCGATCATGAGCAACATCTCGCTTACCAATGGCTCTCCCATCAAGGGACACCGAGCAATCGTGCATCCAAATGGGAATGTCCTCGGCATTGTCGGGGACAATTACCGGGTTATTACGAATGCCGAACTATTCGAACGGGTTGACCATGCAATCCATACCAACCTAAATAGCTCTGCAATTGACACTATGCAGATCATTGATAAGGCATCCCGTGGTTATGCCCGCACATTCAGGGATATCAGGTTCCCGGAAATCTCCCGATCGATCACGACATCACGGCATAAAACTGACGTAGGTTTTCGGATCATCATTGACAATTCTTTTGATGGTTCAGGCTCGGTCAAGATTCTACTTGGTGCTATCGACTTTTTCTGCACGAATGGAATGGTCCATGGCTCTTATGACGTGTTCAAGAAGGTTCACAAGGGGAGCAATGAAATTCCAAGCTTTGATGGTCTGTTCATTAAGGCGTTGGAACAATACACAAACAAGATGGAACTGTACCAGACATGGGCCAGCAAGGAACTCAAGAATCAGTCTGTGCATCGCTTCATTGAAACCCTGTTCCCAAATGAGAACACGAAGAAAAACATCAACCTACCTTACAATAAGATGGGAGACAATCTGTTGAGTCAGTACATTACAGAAGCTGATACACGGGGTCATAATGTGTGGGCCATGTATAGCGCCATGACCTACTATGCATCCCATGATTCAGCACAATTCTCACTAAATCGCATGGCAAATGATAATGACACCACCACGGAGCGCCTTCACAAGCGCAATGACAAGGTCATGTCATGGCTCAATTCCAAGGCGTGGTCCCAGCTTGTCGCTGAGGCAGCATGAGCATCGTCATATTTATCATCTGGATTTGTTGTCTTTATTGGATCGTAAGGAACGTCTGACATGTCAATAAATGCTGATTGGTTGCTCCGGGACTATATCGAGAAAGTCTCAGCAACCCCATATGAGGACCTTACAACCGAAGAGGTTCTCCAATTTATCAAGGAGCTACATCAGTTCCTCGCAGAACAGGCCCAAGAAACCACCTAGGAAGCTCACCTGATGCCCTCTGGGGTTATCTCAGGTATCCCCCTACCTGAGATACCCCAGAGGCCACTCTACGGTCAAAAATCATGCCCTTTCACCTACTCGAAACAGAGACAACCAATCGGTTCATCAATCGGCTTGTCGAGGTTGCCGTTGATAAGTCGGGGCGCATCAGATCATCCCGCCATGCTGCTGCCATTATCATGCCCCGTGGTCATAGAATTCTTGCCACTGGTTGGAACAAGCTTAAGTCACATCCAATGCAGGCCAAGTTTTCCATCGATGCCGGAAGGCCCCAGAGAATATTCCTGCATGCTGAGACTGACGCCATCATTAAGACAATCAACAAGCATGGCTCCGAAATTCTTTCAGAATGTGATCTGTATGTAATCAGGATTACCAAGGATGGTACATTGGCAGGCTCCCGGCCATGCACCTCATGCTGCAATCTTGTTAAACACTTCGGTATTAACCATGTGTTTCATAGTTAAAAGGAAGACAACCACAAATGAGTAAAGTTTCTTTATCCCATATATCCACGATCCCCGGAATGACACCGGAGGAATCCATTCTTTATTATGCCCGTGTCTCCAATCCATCAGGGCAGACCAAGAACAATCCGAGACTTTTCAAGTATCTCTATGAACATGAACATTGGTCTCCATTCGAGATGATCTCCATGTGTCTCCATATTGAGACAACCAGAGACATATCAAGACAGATACTCAGGCATAGGTCCTTTTCATTTCAGGAATATTCTCAGCGGTATGCCCGTGTTGATGACCTTGGGTGGACCAAGAGAGACATGAGATTTCAAGATATAAACAACAGGCAATCTTCTGTACTCCCTGATCCTGATAATCTTGAACATTTCAACATGAATCAAAAGTGGGAGTCTCTGCAATACGATGTAATCGAGACAACGACCAAAGCATATACATGGGCTCTTGATCAGGGTATTGCCAAGGAACAAGCCCGGGCAGTATTACCGGAGGGTCTTATCAAGACAAGCCTGTATATGCATGGGAGCATACGTAGTTGGATTCATTATGTCAATCTTAGAACAGGACCAGAGACACAGAGAGAACACCGGGAGGTAGCTTTGGAGTGTCAGAGAATTCTCTATGAACAGTGTCCTAGTTTACAGGGTATCCATGAGGATCTTGGCTAGGATAACAAGGATAATAAAGACAGAGCTAAGACTTAGCTAGGACAGAGCTAGGATAACAAGGATAATAAAGACAGAGCTAAGACAGAGCTAAGACAGAGCTAAGACAGAGCTAAGACAGAGCTAAGACAGAGCTAAGACAGAGCTAAGACTTAGCTAGGAACCTAGGAATAACCTAGGCTTCTCCCGGCCTCCAACCCCAACCTACCACACGAAACCAACCCTGTCAACCCCCGAAACACGCTTGACATCCCCGGGTTTTTCCCGGTAAGGTCCGGCCTTCCCCGCCAGAGAGGCACCATCAGATGAACATCTTCTTTCTTGACAGAGATCCGAATACCTGTGCCAGATACCATGTTGACAAGCATGCATCCAAGATGGTACTGGAGACTGCACAGCTTCTCTCCACAGCACATCACCTTTGTGATTCCCCGTTTGTATTCTCGGTCTACCGGATGACACACCGGAATCATCCAAGTGCCATCTGGGCACGGGAGTCTAAGGCACATTACGAGTGGTTATATGGTCTGTTCATGGAACTCAACATGGAGTTCAAGCATAGGTATGGGAAGGATCACCTGTCATATACCAAGCTTGACCAGTATCTCTCCCACGTACCACCGGGTATTCAAGAGGAACCATGGCTCAGGGATCCACCCCAGTGCATGCCATCTGAATACCATGATGAAGACACGGTTAAGGCTTATCGTTCCTATTACATCCATGGTAAGAAGCATCTGCATGCCTATACCAACAGGGAATATCCGGATTGGATCATGGACGCTTAGCTCAGCCGGATAGAGCAACAGCCTTCTAAGCTGTGGGTCAGTGGTTCGAGTCCACTAGCGTCCACCACCACCACTCATACAACAAAGGAGTAGTATTAAGATGAGTAACCAAGAAGAAGAAGGGCTAAAAGTCCTGATTGACTTTGAAACATGTGATCGTATTCTTGTTGAGAACATCAAGCATACTCTTGAGATTGATGCTAAGAACAAGTCATTCATGGTTGATCCCGAGACACATGATGCCATGCTCAGAGTTCTGGAGTGGTACGCATCCCCCAGAGAATTCAACACATTCAAGAATAATCTTCTGCATACATACAGAGAATACCATGACATCGAGATCAACCATGAACATCGATTCTTTGAGTAGTTCAAATTATGTCTAAAATTTCTGAAGTCACACACTCGAAGTTCATCAGACACTCACCATGTGAATCATGTGGAAGCAGTGATGCCAATGCAATCTATGAAGATCAGTTATCAAACGGGGATGTGTCCATCAGGACCTTCTGTTTCTCCTGCGAAAAGATAACATTCCCTGACCAAGAGAGGCACTCCAGTATGAACAACTACGTAGCACCTGTGTCTAAAGGGCGTACCGATACAAGCGCCTATCAGTTCTCTGATATTTCAGATCGTAAGATTAATCGACAAACAGCAGAAATGTTTGGAGTCCGGGTATCCAAGGATACCAATGGTAGTATTATTTCCCATGTCTATCCCTTCTATGAAAAGACAGGGCAGAAGATTGTTGCATACAAGAAGCGTGTCTGTTCTGACAAGAGCTTCTCTGTCATCAGCCCGGAGAAAGAGGTCCATCATGGTTTTGATCAAGCCACCCTCTTTGGTCAGCAGCTATTCAATGGCACCGGGAAATACATTACCATCACCGAAGGTGAACTGGATGCCATGGCTACGTACCAGATGCTTGGTTCAAAGTGGCCTGTCGTTTCTCTACGTTCCGGGGCTCAGGGTGCTGAAAGAGACATCAGAAAAAATCTGGAGTTCTTTAACTCTTATGACAAGGTAGTTCTCTGCCTTGACAATGATGAACCCGGAAAGAAGGCAGCCCAGAAGCTATCCGAAATCTTCGAGATCGGTAAGTGTCTGATCATGCCGATGACTCGTAAGGACCCCTGTGAATATCTACAGGCCGGGGATAGCGCCTCGTTCACCCGAGAGTGGTGGAGGGCAAAGCCTCTGTCCCCTGATGGTATTGTCTCAGGCGAGGATGTCTGGGACCTTGTCTCGACTGAACTTGAGAACAACTCGATCTCCTACCCATGGGAAGACCTGAACAAGGTAACCTACGGCATTCGATGTGGTGAGCTTGTAACTATTACGGCAGGCTCTGGTATCGGCAAGAGCGCCATCATGAGGGAGATCATCTATCACATTCTGAAAAACACAGAGGAAAATGTAGGGGCTCTCTTTATGGAGGAGAGCATCCGACGTACAGCACAGGGCCTGATGTCCATTGATGCGAACAAGCAGTTCCATCTGCCAACAACCGTGTACACTCAGGAAGAACTTAAGACAGCCTTCAAGAACACGGTCGGATGTGGCCGAGTCTATCTCTATGATCACTTTGGTTCATCTGAGATTGACAACATCATCTCCCGAATCAGGTACATGGCTAAAGGTCTGGAGTGCAAGTACGTATTCCTTGATCACATCTCGATCATTGTCTCCTCTCAGGAGAACGGGGATGAACGCAAGGCCCTTGATGAGATCATGACCAAGTTACGCATGCTGGTACAAGAGACCCACATCAGTCTCTTCGTTGTCTCCCACCTGAAGCGTCCACAGAATGGAGGAGGCCATGAGATCGGTGGTGTCACAACCCTGTCTCAGCTTAGAGGCTCCGCAGGTATTGCCCAGCTATCTGACATCGTTCTAGGTCTGGAACGAAACTCACAGGATGATGACCCCGTTGTCCGGAACACCACCATCGTGCGTGTCCTGAAGAACCGGTTTTCCGGGGAGACTGGGCCTACATCCCGCCTTGTCTGGAGCAAGGAAACCGGGCGGCTCAATGAAACATTTGAAGATCTTGAAGCAGACATCGAGGAGGCTTTCTAATGACCAAGGCTATCATCACCGGAATCAGTGGACAGGATGGATATTATCTGGCTGATCTACTATTAAACAAGGGATATGAAGTTATCGGTATTTCCCGTAGACCTACGTACAAGGTAAACCAGTATAATAACAATGATCTTTATTTCAAATACTATCCATGTTATCAGGAAATCAATGGGGATATCTGTGATTCATCTTTTATGATGCAGGTTATCTCCAGTCATAAGCCTGATGAATTCTATAATCTGGCAGCCCAGACACATGTAGGATATTCCTTCAGCAATCCGGATATCACCTTTGATACAAATGCCATGGCTGTGCTGAATATTCTGGAAGCCATCCGTCTTACATCAAAGCACACCAGATTTTATCAGGCATCAACATCAGAGATGTATGGGACAATTCACTCAGAGAGTGCTGATGAAACGACACCACTGAACCCTTATTCACCTTATGGCGTAGCAAAAACAGCAGCACATCACATGGTATCAGTCTATCGTGAATCCTATGATGTATGGGCATGTTCCGGGATTCTCTTCAATCATGAGAGTGAACGTCGAGGTAAGGACTTTGTAACAAGAAAGGTAACTTCATGGGTGGCTGATTATAAAAAGTTTATTCATAACGCCGATCACAAACTCCATCTTGGAAATATTTCATCAGTCAGAGACTGGGGCTATGCACCAGATTATGTCAGGGGTATGTGGAAAATGCTCCAGCATTCATATCCGGATGACTATGTTCTTGCCACTGGAGAAACACGGTCAATCAGTGATTTGCTCGATACGGCTTTCGGTTATATCGGTATTGACAACTGGTCCAATCTTGTAGTACATAACACCCCTGCCGATATCAGACCTAATGATGTGACACGCCTATGCGGAAATCCGGCAAAGGCCATGACCGTACTTGGTTGGAAGCCGGAAGTTTCTTTCAATGAAATGATCGGAAGGATGATTGACCATGACATCAAGGTATCTTCTTGACATTGAGACTGACGATCTTAATGCCACAAAGATTTACTGCATAATCCTGAGAAAGATTAATGGACTTCCTTCAAACAAAAAGTTATCATTTGAAGAACATGAGATATATACATATGCAGGAGGTCTTGGTTATCCGTCTCTGAATGAGTTCAGAAAAAAATTCATCAAGGATCATGATGTTATTTTTATTGGACACAATCTGATTTCATTTGATATTCCTGTTATCAACAAGCTTCTCAATATGGATATCAAACTGAATCAAATTGAGGACACCCTGCTTCTATCTCAGCTTGATGACCCCCGTAAAAATGGAGGACACTCTCTGAAAAATTGGGGGCAGATCCTGAATTTTCCAAAGATTGAGTTTACTGATTTTAAATCAGGTCTGACTCAGGAAATGCTGACGTATTGTATGCAGGATGTTGATCTCAATGGCAAAGTATGGATGGCCCTTGTTAATAAAGATATTCCCGATAACGTTATTGAGACTGAGAAGAAAGTTCGATACATAATTCATAAACAGGAAGAACATGGTTTCTGTCTTGATATGCCAAAGGTCATGGAGTTCTCCTCTTTTCTTTCTGACAATATCAATAAGATTGAACAGGAGCTACAGGAAATCTTTGAGCCTACAACAATTCATCTAAAGACCAAGACAAAGATTATCCCTTTTAATCCCGGATCCCGACAGCAGATTGCGGATCGACTAATCAAACAATTTGGATGGAAACCAGATAAGTTTACAGAAACAGGGAAACCAATGGTTGATGAGAAAATTCTTCAGGACATCAACACATATGAATCCTTGAAGCTTGTTGATTACCTGACGCTTCAAAAGAGGAATGCCCAAGTCCAGTCGTGGATTAATGCTGCTGATGAGTCTAATCTTGTACATGGTCGTGTACATACACTTGGAACAGTTACTGGAAGAATGACACATTCAAATCCAAACATGGCTCAGGTTCCAAGTACACGGGCACCCTATGGATATCAATGCCGTGAGGTTTGGATCCCCAAAGAAAAAGACCATATTCTTCTAGGGTGTGATGCAAAGTCACTGGAACTTCGCTGTCTTGCTCATTACATGGATGATGAAGATTTTTCAAAAGAGGTAATCGAGGGAGACATCCATACCTTCAATCAGAACAAGGCTGGTTTGGAGACACGAGATCAGGCAAAAACATTCATCTATGCCCTGATCTATGGTGCTGGCCCTGCAAAGATTGGGGCGATTGTCGGAGGATCGGCGAATGATGGAAAGAGATTAATCGATAACTTCATGTCATCCCTACCGAAACTTCAGCGGCTGAAACAGAGGGTTGACCTGACGGTTCAGAAGCAGTACATTCCGGGCTTGGACGGTCGCCGAGTTCCGGTGGAACACCAGCACACAGGACTCAACTATCTTCTTCAGGGAGCCGGGGCTATCATCTGCAAGCATTGGTTAATCCAAATGTACTACATTGCCTTCAAGAAATCATTAAGAGCAACACCCATTGCTAACATCCATGATGAAATGCAATGGGAAGTTCATGAGAATGACGTGGATAAACTAACAGGAGCAGCCCATGAAGCTATAAAGAATGTCAGAGAAATTCTTAAATTTCGTTGCGATCTTGGATGCGATGTCAAGACAGGAAAAAATTGGGCCGAAACCCATTGACACCAAGATCATATAGGCCTATATAAGGCTTCCTACTTACACAAATAGACACACAAAGGAATATACACAAATGGCTAATACTCCCGCAGCTGATACCACCAATAAGTCAGAGCGTTTCATTCTTTCAGGCAAGATGTTCTACGGTCATCTTCACCCTGAGTTTCCGGATACCGCCTATACTCCCCGTTGGGGCATGGCACTGTCACTCGATAATGACATGCAGGATGTTGCATCATCCAATGGTATGACCGTCAAGGATGCGACAAGCATCATGGATAATCCTTATGTCTCTCTTCATAAGAATGTGAAGAAGTCTGATGGCACCTCGAATGAGCCACCGCTTGTTCTGGATGCCAAGAAGAACACAGTGCCCTCAGATGTTCTGAACCGACTTGGCTGGGGTTCAGACGTAAAGGTTCTGATTGCAAAGTTCTGGATGTCCAAGTGGAAGAAGTGGGGTTACACCCTCGAAAAGGTACAGATCATCAACCTTGTGGAATACACTGGTGATGATGGCTTCAGTGAAGAAGACGGCTTTGTTTCATCAGGTGCTTCAAATCCTGATGATGATCTGCCGTTTTAAGAAACAGGTAGACTGATGACACTTTCCAACATCACTGGAGATATCCGGGAAACCATTGAAAATGGTGGGTCTTCTCCTTCTGCAAAAGACTTGGATATCTTCCTTGAAGAAGTAAGGAATGCTGTCATCAGTCTATTTGACAGGAGGGATTCAAGAGATACTGAAGAGAATAATATCCTCCGATTCTCTTCTTTGGGGAAGAAAAATAGACAGCTGTGGTACAAGGCACACACCTATAGTGATGCCTCATATAACTCCCTTCCATATGACACAGCACTAAAATTTACCTATGGAAATATTCTTGAATCCCTCCTCCTTCTTCTTGTAAAGACAGCAGGTTATGATGTCTCTGATTCCCAAAAAGAATATGAACTTGATGGGGTTCGTGGGCATATTGATTGCAAGATCAATGGATATGTTGTTGATTGCAAAAGCGCATCAGGCTACTCCTTTAGTAAATTCAAAAAGGGTAATCTTATGGATGACCCCTTTGGATACATGCACCAGCTTGGTGCCTACATTCAAGCTGATGGCATGAAGAATGAGGGAGGCTTCCTTGTCATCAACAAGGAATCAGGTGAAATCTGTTATATGCCTGTGCATGATTTAGAGTTACCCAATGCCAGAGAACGAATCAAAGAAGTTAAGGACATCATCTCAAAAGAAACTCCGCCCGAAAGATGCTACACCCCAGCTAAAGCTAGGGATGGTAGAGAGTATCTCAAGACAGGGTGCATCTACTGCGACTTCAAGGACAAGTGCTGGGAAGACTCGAACCAAGGAATCGGCCTCGTCTACGAAACAGGCTCGGACGGTAAGACACGATACTACACCAACACCATGGGTGATCCATTCTAAGGATCAAGGCGATCCAGATCCCAAGTGGTTCTTTGGTTTTTTATACCTTATCTATAATAAAAAGAATGACAAGAAATATATAGGTAAGAAACAGTACAAGCGATATCTCAAAAACAAACCGGTTGGATACACTGATTGGAAAACATACAAGGGTTCTTCCAAGTACCTCAATCAAGATATCAAGAAGTACGGGGTTAATAATTTTATTTTCATCATGATTCGACAGTTTGAAACTCGTGGTGGACTTACCTACTATGAAGCCAATGCTCAACACAAGCTTGACGCTTTGACTTCAAGGCTGGATGGCGTGGAAGACAGAGAGTATTACAACGCCAATATCATGGGGATTAAGTTTATCCCTAAAGAAGTTGTTCCTGAATTCAACCAACTACTAGAGGAAATAATCAATGACTACTGCAAACCTTAATACCGTTGAAGAACACCTGACCAATGTTGGCCATATCTCAGCACGGGAAGCAATGCTTGACTATGGCATCATGTCTCTCCGTGATGTTGTCTATCGCCTACGTCAGAAGGGATACAACATTATTTCAGAGGAGCGTCACAATCCTGTGACGAACAAGAAGTACATTCGTTACTGGCTCTCCAAGAATTACAGAAACCGCCCAAAGACGGCTTGATAAACAAGTGGGTATCTTTGATATAGAACAGACAGATCATGATGATCTGGACTATGTATCATTGAGTATGCTCAGGACTTCAGATCAATACTGGAGTCCTGAGCAAATTCTCTGGCTTGCTGTTGTGGCTCAGGCTCTTCTTGATGCCACCAAGGAACCACGAAATACAGATTCAGAAGCAATCGTGGAACATCGTAGAGCGGCAACCAGATGGCTTACTGTTGTTTCAGCATGTGTTACCTCAGAAGACATGGAAGAGGTATGCGAACTTGCTGGAATATCTTCAGATAGAATTAGAAAACTAGCCACCAATATCTTGGTTGATGGTCTTCCTTTTGAAAGATTCAGAATCAATGCACTGTTGGATAGCACAACAAAGGAGAATTAATTATGGTAGATGTATGGGTTACTCTTGTCGTGTTTGCTTTTATGAAGGGACCCGGAGTTCATACTACGCCTCTTTATATGGGCGATGAACCTGCACGGTGTGAGCAGGTTGCGGAGGATTTCAATAATATTTATGTTGACTTTCCGTATAAGAAAGCCATCTGTCTGAAAATTGGCACGGTATATGATCCCGTTGAAGACGCCCTTCCATATCAGGAAAATGCTTATGATGAGTGATGATGACAAGGTTAATCACCCAAGCCACTATAAATCAGGTGGTCTGGAAGTCATTGATATTATCGAAGCCAAGCTATCCCCGGATCAGTTAAAGGGATATTATCTTGGTAATATCATGAAGTATGTATTTAGACATGAATACAAGGATGGTATCACAGACCTCAAGAAGGCCCGCTGGTATCTTGATCGGCTTATTCAGAATGTCGAACAAACCTGATACCCGAAAGATAATATGGAAAGATGCCAGAGGTGGTCAATCTAATTGGTGCCTCTATGATCCTGATAATTATACTCCTGCAATCGTGACAACCATTGGGCAGGTGTTTAAGGAAACAGAAGAGTACATAGTTCTTCTGTCTTCTTTTTATGAAGATGGTCCCAATGAAATCATGCACCACAATGGTGTCCTGATTCTTAAATGTAACATCATAGCTGATAAAAAACTTAAAGGATAAAGACTAATGGATATTGATGAATATCAGATCAATGCCTCAAAGACAGCGATCTATCCAGAAAATTCAAAGGTGATCTACCCTGCCCTTGGGCTTGCGGGAGAGGCCGGAGAGGTATCTAACAAGATCAAGAAGACACTCCGGGGTGACATCTCTATCGAGGATATCCGCCACGATCTTATCCACGAGATCGGGGATGTCCTCTGGTATATCTCAGCGCTTTGCTCTGATCTTAATATCCGCATGTCATCCGTGGCTCAAATGAATCTTGACAAACTGAACAACCGCCTTCAGAATGATATGCTTGGCGGGAGCAGCATGAGGGAAAAAGCCAAGGAACAGGAAGACACGGTTGCCTACCTAAAGAAGAGAGTCATAGAGCTTGAGACACGCATTCGTAAATCTTTGCGTCATCCGTAATTTCATATAGAATTAAGGCTTATCGGAAAATGATTGATCAAAACATTCCAGATTACGTCTCCTCATTCAGAGACAGCGTGAGACTTGCTAACCGAATCCGAAACTACTGGTTGCAGAAAGGTAAGGAAGTACATGTTTATGTTGAAAAATTTATGGTAGGAAAATCTGGGCCATTCTATCAGATCAGATCAGATATTAACCTCAAAGGATTTCAAAATGACGATCTCTAATCAACTCCCAACCCTATATCAGCAGTATATCCATCTATCTAGATATTCCCGTTGGAATAAGGAGGAGGAGAGAAGGGAGACATTCTCTGAAACAGTTGATCGTTATTTTTCCTTCTTTGAGGACCAGTTGGGTTCTGATCTTCTGACCTCTGAACTAAGAGAGTATCTTGAAAACAAGGTCCTATCGCTGGAGGTAATGCCATCCATGCGGTGCCTGATGACAGCTGGGCCTGCCCTGAAACGGGAGAACATTGCCGGGTATAACTGTTCCTATCTCCCTGTTGATCATCCCCGTGCCTTTGATGAGACCTTGTATATTCTCATGAATGGTACCGGGGTTGGGTTTTCTGTAGAAGAAGATTACACCAGAAAGCTCCCTATCGTTTCTGAGAACATGGAACAATCTGACTCTGTCATCATCGTTGATGATTCCAAGGAAGGATGGGCACGTGGTCTCAGAGAACTTATTGGGGCTCTCTACCAAGGCTCCATTCCAAAGTGGGATCTCAGCGCTGTCAGGCCAGCTGGGTCTCTGCTGAAGGTCTTTGGCGGAAGAGCATCAGGTCCTGCTCCTCTTGATGACCTCTTTAATTTTACTGTTAAAATTTTTAAAAATGCAGCAGGAAGACGGCTAGATCCAATTGAGTGTCATGACCTGATGTGCAAGATCGGGGATGTCGTTGTGGTCGGCGGTGTTCGTCGCTCAGCCCTCATCTCACTCTCAGATCTCTCTGACACTAGCCTGCGCACGGCCAAGAGTGGGGAGTGGTTCAATTATGAACCGCAGCGGGCACTTGCAAATAATTCTGTATGTTACAAGAAGACCCCAAGCATCGGCGTATTCATGGAAGAGTGGCTAGCTCTATACAATTCCAAGAGCGGGGAACGTGGCATCTTCAATCGTCTCGCCGCCAAGCAGCATGTGGCAAACAGCGAGCGTAGAAATTCTACTTATGATTTCGGAACCAATCCCTGTTCAGAAATTATTCTACGGCCAAACCAATTCTGTAACCTGACAGAGGTTGTCTGCCGCCCCAATGATACCCGTGAAACCCTGATGGACAAGGTCAAGGCTGCAACCATTCTTGGAACCATCCAGTCAACCCTGACAAACTTTAAGTATCTTAGAAAAATTTGGAAGAACAACACAGAGGAAGAAAGACTGCTCGGCGTGTCCCTGACTGGTATCATGGATTGCCCCGTTCTTACTCAATACAATGCCAACCTGAAGGAGCTACTAAATGATCTACGGGATCATGCGATTGAAATCAATCATGAGTATGCCGCTAAACTGGGTATTAACGAAAGTACAGCTATTACTTGTGTTAAGCCTAGCGGCACTGTATCTCAGCTTGTGGATAGTGCTAGCGGTATTCATGCTCGTCATAACCCCTATTATGTGCGTTCTGTACGCAGCGATATCAAAGATCCTATCACTACTTTCATGGTTGAAAGTGGAATCCCCAATGAAGTAGATAAAGGCAATTCACAAAACATTGTCTTCTCTTTTCCCATGAAGACACCAGAAAACGCCATCTGCCGGAATGATATGGGTGCCATCGAGCAGCTTGAATTCTGGAAAATCTATGCCACATCATGGTGTGAACATAAGCCATCCGTTACAATCTCTGTCAAAGAAGAAGAATGGCTTGACGTCGGAGCATGGTGCTGGAGAAATTTTGATATCCTCTCCGGTATCTCATTCCTACCCTATGATGACCACATCTATCAGCAGGCTCCCTACATTGACATCAACAAGGAAGATTATGAGGAACTACTCATGAAGATGCCTTCACATATTGATTGGACAAAGCTGTCCCTGATTGAAAAAGAAGACAACACAAAAGGTTCACAGGAGCTTGCATGTTCAAGCGGCTTTTGTGAAATCGTGTGATGGTTGTCAGAAAAGCTTTCTCTCGAACCCTCTATAACAAAAGCGATAAAACAGCAAAGGATATTCTGAAGGCATATTTAAATAGGTCAGGACACTCCCTTCTTGATGATGAAGAGAACTACCATGCTGACCTTGAAACAAAGAAGGATGGAAAGAGATATTTCCATGAGGCCGAAATCAAGTACGCATGGAATGGGGAGTGGCCACTGCATTGGGATGAGATAAGAATCCCATTTAGAAAGCAACGGCTTCTGGATAAATACCAAGATCATTCTCTGATATTTTATGTTATCTCTGGAGATGAAGAGAGGTTCTGGAAGATCCCGGCAACCATCCTGAGATCATGTGAAGTCAGAGAGGCAAGCAACAGGTATATTGACAAAGGGGAAAAGTTCTTCCATATACCAGTAAGCAAGGCCATTATGGTCATGATCAATCAAGAAGAAGTGGATTTATAAATATGAATGACACCGATAGAATTTCTGAACTTGAAAAAGAAATCAAGGATCGAATGGACGAACTCAAGGAACTGACCATGTCAGACAGTGAAAAGGCTTATTCTTCCTATCTGGCTTCTGTAGATAATTGTCAGGACCTTTGGATGAAGTATGTCGAAACCCTTAAGAAAGAAGGAGGAAAGATTCAAATGGGCTTGGCCTTTCATCGTATTCCTCTAAGCTACCTAGATTGGTAATAACATGAACTACTGGCCAAAGATTTATATTGGTTATGACAACAGGGAAGACATTGCATATCAGGTTTGTCGGTCCTCTCTTCTAAATTCTTCAGGTACTCTCCTTGAAGATGACGTTGTACCAGTGAAACATCAGACCCTACGAAATGAAGGTATTTTCAATAGAGCATGGCGTATTGACGGAAGTGGACAATACTGGGATGAGCTTGATGGTAAGCCCTTCTCAACCGAGTTTTCTTTTACCCGGTTTCTTGTCCCTGAGTTAGCAAGACGAGATGGGATTAACAAAGGTCCTGTGATTTTTGTTGACTGCGATTTCCTCTTCTTGAAGGATGTTCATACAATGGTAATGGACTACTTCGATCCTTCAAAGGCAGTTCAGGTTGTCAAGTTTAATTTTAATCCAACATCAACCATCAAAATGGATAACAAGATTCAATCAAATTATCCAATGAAGCTATGGTCTTCACTCATTATGTTTAACATGGAACATCCAGATAATCTTAAGCTTACTCCAGAAATGGTTAACTCGGCTACCGGAACATTTCTACATGGGTTTGGCTGGGTTTCTTCTCCAGATTTAATTGGGGAAATCCCACCACAGTGGAATTATGTAGCCGGGGTTACACAGGGTGACGAGCCTGCTGCCATCCATTACACAGAAGGAGGTCCTTGGTTTTTAGAATACAAGGAATGTCCGTTTGCAGATGAATGGTACAGGGCTCTTATTGCCTGTATTGACGAAGATCACTTTACAATCATGGACTCATAAATGACAACCTCTTATAAAATCAAACTAACATCAGACATTACTGTTCTAACCTCTTTCAAGGTTGATGACTATCATACATATGCCTCCAGATTCTTAGAATCATGGGTAAAGTTCTGGCCAAAGAATATCAGGCTTACGGCATACTATAATGGGGGAAAGCTTCCAAAAGATGTTATCAAGGCAAAGAACATCAATTATGTATCACTGGATAAGAATCAACAGCTTGTTAGTTTCAAGGAACGAAACGCTCAGTTTAATGGGGGCACTCCTTATAACTATCGTATGGATGCTGTAAAGTTCTCACATAAGGTTTTCGCCATCTGTGACCATGTAAATAAGATGTCAGTCAAAGATGAGATGGGATGGCTTGTCTGGATTGATGCGGATGTTCTGACGACCAAAAGGATTGAACCATCTTTTCTAAACAGTATTTTTCCAGACACTTCCGACATTGTCCATCTTGGACGTGCCGGAGTTATTGATTATTCCGAGACAGGATTTCTCGGTTTCAATCTGACATATAACAAGGCACACGACTTCCTCAGAGACTGGAGATCCCTATATACAACCAATGAAATCCTTGGACTAAGGGAATGGACTGATGCGTTCTCATTTGAAAGACTCCTCAATATCCACAAGAATCATGGAATTACAGCGCACAATCTATCGCCACATGCGGCCTCTCTTGAGGCTTTTGATTACTCTCCTCTCACAGAATATTTCATTCATTTCAAGGGTGGCAGAAAGAGCATTCTCAATTCTCCGTATGAACCCGGTCCTAACCGTTATCGGGACATTGAGAAGTTCATCCAACACTATAGCAGAACAAAGCTTCTTGAAGTCGGAACTTGGAATGGAAAGAGGGCACTCCGTCTCATTACGGCTGCGCTTCAGAATTCTGATTCTGTCCATTATGTTGGACTGGACCTATTTGAAGACGGTAATGAAGAACTGGATAAGATCGAGGGTAATGTAAAGCAGAGAACATACCTGCATAATGTAAAGGCCCTGCTTAACACATTCTCCAAGGATGCTCTTCTTGAGGGTAAGAAGGTATCCTTTGAACTAGTCAAGGGTAATTCACGGGAGACTCTCCCGGAAATTCTATCCAGATACACCCCTGACTTTGCCTACATTGACGGTGGTCATTCTGTTGAAACCATCAGGTCAGACTACGAGAACCTGAAGAATGTTCCGGTGATTGTCTTTGATGATTACTACAAGAAGGATGGGGACGGGAGCCTCAGCTTTGACACGGAACTTTATGGGTGCAACCAGATCGTAGACAAGGAACTACCGGAGGATTATCATAAGGGTGTCATCCCATCCCGTGATGCTGTCCAAGGTGGCGGTATTACCTGTCTGGCATACGCCTGCAATTCAACTTTGCCAGCCCCGCCAGACTTTGAGAACATCCAAGTTCCTATTAAGGTTCAGCCAAAGGATTGTGTCCCTGATGAATATATCCATAACAACATCAAGGCCAATCATCTTATCATCAAGAAATGGGTATCAAACAGATTCCGTTGGAATACAGAGACTGCCGTCTGTGTATCAGCCGGTCCGACAATCAAGAAGGACTTGGAGAAGATCCGGGATCTCTATCACGAGGGTCACAAGATTGTATGTGTCAAGCATTCTCATAATTTCCTTCTGGATAATGGGATCATTCCATGGGGCTGCGTCATCCTTGATCCACGGGAACTGGACGGCATCTCGACACATGGGGTGAAAAGACGGGATCTCCTTGAAGAGCCGTATCCATATACCTATTATTTTGTGGCAAGCATGACAGACCCCTCAGTTACCTATCACCTGAATAAGAAGGGTGCCAAGATTATCGGTTGGGATGCCTATTCAAATGCTGTCATGACTTTCAAGGATATCCATGACAGGATGATGATCACCGGAGGAACCTGTGCTGCCATGCGGGCTATTGCCCTGATGCACACTTTTGGATTCCGGTCCTTTCATCTGTTTGGCTATGATGCCTGCATGGACCCAGAGATTCCAGTTGATCTGACAGAGAAGGATGCCTCCGGTCGCCAGAAGTATCTACAGGTTACGGTAGGTGGGCAAAACTTCATCACAACTGGAGAGCTTCTGGCCATGGGTCAGGACATGGAACAGTTCTTCCAGAAAGATGATGATATCGAATACCATGTCTATGGTGAAGGAGGCATGGGTTATGCCCTTTGGCAGATTGAGAAAGCCAAGAAGAACTTTGATTCATATCACTCATTCCTTAAAATCAGTGGAGAATAAAAATGACCATCATTAATTTCCCCGGTTCTTCTGTCAAGGAGGAGCTTACTCAGGAAGACAAGCTGCAAAATATCAGGGAAGACCTTAAGAAGTTTGAGGAATATCTTGAAGAATCTCAGGATAATGTCGATGGTGTACTGATGATTACATTTTCTAAGTCAGAGTGTAGACATTGGATTTCTCCGGGTTTGTCAGTGGCTGATATTTATTTTATGCTTAGTCGTATCCAGTATGCTCTTATAGAGTATGTGGAATCCTCAGAATAAGGAGGCATAAAGCCTATGGATATCATTGAAAGAATTTGGGACGCACGTGATCTGATCATCCAGATTGCCGGTATGAGTGTCATTGCAGCATCCATGCTGATCGCAGGGACCAACACCCCTGATCCCAACAGCACTCTAGGTCGGGTGTATAAGCTTGTCGAATGGGCTGCCCTTAATTTTGGCAAGGCCAAAGACAAGGGTCCAGGAGATCAGGCTTAAATGCTTTCTATTATTGGATCTCTCCTCAGCGTATTCGGTAAGTTAGCGGGATTTCTTCTCCCCTATTTTGCAGGAAAGAAGGCAGCCCGTGCCGATTATGCTGAGGAGTCTCTCAAGAAATCACAGGAAAAAAATGAAGTACGCATGGATGTCAATGGTATGTCTGATGCTGATGTTAGGCGCCTGCTCGACAAATGGAGCCGGAACTGACATCTGCTCCATCATGGAGCCCATCCTGATCTCAAAGGATGATATACTGACAGACGAGACTGCCAGACAGATTCTAATTCATAACGAATTTTATGACAGGGTTTGTTAGGTCTGAGGCTGATAACGCCAGCCGAATTGACCAAGAATGTTCTCCTGATACTCCCCTCGAATATTCTTTGGCAGATCTGTAAGAGGAACACGAACACCTTCTCTTCTCAGGAAATCATCAAGGGCATATCTGGCAATTGTCTTGGGATCAAAGGAGAATGGCTCTGATGGATTTTCTCGTCTGCTCTCGGCCACAGCCATCTGAATTGCTCTGAGGTCTTCCTGAAGTTCCCTGACGGCTTCTTGGTCACCCTCGGCCCGAGCCTCATACAGATCAACCATAGTGTTTCTGTATTCATTCCTGAATCTTTCACCACGTCTGTTATAGTTGCGCTCCATCATGTTCTGCTGATACTGGGAATTGCGGGCTTCAACGACGGCTGTCGGAGTGAAGCCTGATGCCTGCATGATCGTGTCAAAGAAATCAATGCCTCCGAATGCTTCAACAGGAAGCTCACGTCCGGCCAGAGTGACTCTCCGAGATCCCATGGAGGCAAGGGCTATGTTTCGGAATACAGGAGGAAGAAGCTCCATGAGCGCAATGTCTTCATCCCCATTATTATATCGACGGAAAAAGTTACTCGCTTGTCCCAACATACCACCGGCAGGACCAAGGAAATCTGGGAGGGATGCTTCTTGATTTCCAAGTACATTATTGAAAAAACTACGTGGGCCTTCGATACCAGTTCTCTTACCAATTTCAACACCAGCAAGAGAGGGAAGACCACGGTAAGCCAGAGCGGCTGATATTTCCTGTGGCAGACCAAATGAATTAAACATGTCAGTCAGCATCTTTTCCGGATCTTCTTCATCACCGCCAAAAGCACTGATGATCATGCTGATCAAATCTCCGATAATACCAGCAAGAGGCATACCAATAATGCCACCACCGGCGATGAAAGCCATGCTGGAAATGAGGGCCATCTTCTGATAAATCTTGCGAGTTTCAGGATCCAGTTTTCGAGGATTTCCTTGGGCATCAATACCGGATGCACCAACGATGCCAGCATATAGAGCCCCAAAGAAATAACGCATGACATTAAACTGATATGGGAGGAACTGGGTGACCACGCCACCGATTGGTCCCCGGTTATATTCGGGCCTCTCTGTCTTATCAAATTTGAACTGGGCTTTTTCAACAGAGAACTTGGTGAAGTTCTCGGCATTGAATTCACCAAACTTATTAGTCCCCTCGGCTTCATAGATGCGACGGGCAGCCTCCGGGTTTTTCTTATAGGTCTCATAGGCGGCAATGGCCGTGGCAACTCTGTTGAATGTCTCAACCCATGCAAAGGCAAATCCTGCACCTCTCACGGCAATATCAAAGGCACGACCAGCTTTTGTATTTTTGCGCAATCCCTGCTGTGTAAGCTCGCCTGTAAAATCTGATAGCATGATGGGGTTAAGACTTGGCTGAATGCTCTTCAGCATGTCAAAGATATCCTGCGGCATTCCATCAGGCTTTGTCGTAAAGTCAAAAGGCTTGTTGGCAAAATCTAGGAATTGAAGAACCCGTGACATTCCGACTTTTTCTTGGGATGCAAAAGGCATTTTCTTCGTCAACATTGTGGCCAGCTTGACTCCCTTGATAAGAGCCTGTGTACCTTCGGCGGGATTCTTTGCTATTGCCATAATATAAGGCATTGTTGTATGTACAAGACCAACAAGGTTAACCATGGCAGATGAGAGGTTGTAGCCAAGCCACCACACAAAGGCTGCTCTCTTAAACTTATCTGCGACCCTATGTTCCTCCGTCAGATAGCCATCTTTCCCCCAGACTTTCTCAACTTGTTGAATGACAGGTTCAGGGATAGATCTGTCACTCTTTGCTTTCTTGATTTCTTTCTGAAGCTGAATGTTGTTAGGCATTCTGGAAATAAGGTTGGCCTGTGATGAAACATAGTTATTAAAGTTTTCACTCAGGTATGTTGATCGATTATCACGGGTCAGATACCCATATACTGATTTTGATTTTGGCAGAAGCCTTGTGCCTACTGACTTGGAGATCTTGCCAATGAATTTTGATCTCAGATCTCTCAGGGCATCCTTATCCATCTTGGAAGAAAGTTCAGTAGACCCAATGGCAGAATCAAAGATCATCTGGATCATGAATGAATCAGAGGCATCAATGTTCTTTCTGATGAAGTTATCATAGGTTACTTCAAAGACATCCCCGTCTTTCTCATAGTCCGGGTTTTCAAGGAAGAACTTCTTCTGAAATTCTTGAGCATTACGACGGAGAGACTTGATAGTAATCCCGGTATCATTAATTACCTTGAAGCCAGTTTGTTCAACGCCACGGGCATCCTTGAATTTATATTTAAAACCATATCGACCATTACGGATTGATGGGAAATACATCAGTCTCTTCTGCTTCTTAGCCTCATTGTAAATTTTTAATGTATCTTCAATGTCTTTGACACGCTTGGTTTGATTATTTTGATTTAATTGATCCAGCTTGGACTTCAAAGATTCTGGATTAGTCTTAATTTCATCCAGAGTGATATTAAGATAATTGTCCTTTGTTAGTTCCTCATTAATGGCAGCAAGATTAATAAGGACATAGGCATCAAGTTTTTCATCAAAGAGATAATCAAAAATCTTTCGTGTGTCTTCCGCAATCTTGGCAATGGGGGTATTAGGATCAATGCGGTATGTTTGATCCTGTAGGGAGGGATCTTGATGGATAATGTCCTGCCCAAAGAAATCAGTAATATTTAAATCTTCCCCGGAAAGAATCTTTCTGATTGTCTCAGTATTGGTGACGCCCATGGCACGAAGATCTTGTTCGGTCAGGGTCTCTTCCGTGGATACCTGAAGGATTCTATTGACAGCATCCAGAAAACCATTAAGCGTTGTTTTCTCTGTCTGATTTAGTTTTTCAAGAAATGCAGTCCCGGCAATTTCCTCAACTTTGAGAATGACATCATCAAACTTGGCCTGAATCTTTCGTGTAATCTGGGCAATAGGCTTAAGACCCTCATACTTTGCAAAGAAGTCACCCATTGTTCCAGTCAGTCCGTAGAGATTATAAAAAAGATCTCCCAGCCATGACCTTATGTTACTTGGTGTTTGACCCTGCATAAATTTATTTATTGCAGTGGTGCTCTTCAGAGCCCTTGTTGGAGCTTGTGCATTATTGGCATAAATCTTATCCAGATTCTTTGACTCAACGATCAGGGGTTTTCTGGCTTCAGAGGGTCTGGCCAACTCTCCGGAAGTGAATGCATCAAAGATTTCATCGATGCTCTGGTACTCGGAGTTATTTTTCTTGGCTACCCCGGCCAAGGACTTGAGACCTTTCAAGAGTTTGTCCATGATTCTGCGGATGAAACCCTT